TCAAGGGCATCTTTGTGTCTGCGGCCAGTTCAACGCCAACGATTACGGTGTACAACAGCGCGGCAGCTACCACAACTGATACGATTCTTGGTGTGTTTACACCAACCGCAGGTACTAGCTACGTGTTTACCGGCGACGAAGGCGGTGTTTTCTTTAGCTCTGGCCTGTACATTGTGATCAGCGGAACCGTTGCTGCAACGGCTTTCTTCGAGTAAAGCATGGCAAATACCACGATTACGGCACTACCGGCGGCGACTACCCCGCTTGCGGGGACCGAAGTCGTTCCTATTGTCCAAGGTGGGGTAACCAAAAAGGTTGCGGTTAGTGCGATTGGCGGCGGCGGTTCTGGAACTGTTACCAGCGTATCCGTTGCTACTGCAAACGGATTGGCTGGTTCTGTTGCCACTTCAACCACCACACCAGCTATTACGCTTACCACAACGGTCACCGGGGTTCTTAAAGGCAACGGTACATCAATTTCTGCCGCAACTGCTGGAACGGATTATCTTGCGCCGCCATCAGGCACTTCAATCCTTAAAGGTAATTCTGGCGGGGCTTTAGCAAATGCTGTAGCGAATACAGACTACCAATCACCAATTGCTCTGACCACTACTGGTACTAGCGGCGCTGCTACGTTTAACGGTACTACGCTAAACATCCCAAATTACACCAGCGGTGGTGGATCGGGTACGGTCACCAGCGTTGGTATTTCTGCCCCAGCGTTCCTATCTGTTGGCGGCTCACCAGTTACATCATCTGGAACGCTTGCGCTAACGTACTCAGGCACGGCGTTGCCCGTTGCAAATGGCGGCACAGGTCAAACGTCTGCAAACGCCGCGCTTAACGGTTTGCTGCCATCGCAAACCAGTCAGAGCGGCAAAGTTCTGTCTACTGACGGAACAAATACGTCTTGGATTGCGGCGGGTGGGACGGGAACAGTCACAAGCGTTGCTCTTTCTACCCCAGCATTTTTAACTGTTAGCGGAAGCCCAGTCACAGCGTCTGGAACGCTTGCGCTGACATATTCTGGTACTGCAATACCAGTTGCTAACGGCGGTACGGGTGCAACAACGCTTACGGGTGTTCTAAAAGGTAACGGCACTAGCGCATTTACTGCCGCAACTGCTGGCACGGACTATTCGGCAGGTACAAGCGCTCTTGCAACAGGTATTGTCAAATCAACAACCAGCACCGGGGCGTTGTCAATTGCTACTGCCAACACAGATTATCAATCGCCAATTACGTTGACAACTGTAGGTTCAACGGGCGCAGCGACGTTTAACGGCACAACACTTAACGTCCCGCAATACAGCGCAGGCAGCGGAATATCAACCGGCAAGGCGATTGCTATTGCCATCGTGTTTAGTTAAGGAACTTAGATGGCAACCCCAAATATTGTTAACGTAACCTCAATTTATGGGGGTACTGCACAAATTACACCGAGCGGAACCAGTCCGGTAGCGACATGGACCTATGGTGGAAATACCGCAAACTCATCAACTTCACTTCCGGGGTTGACGCCAGCAGCAAGTTCTGTTCAAAAGATTGAGTCAATCGTTGTTTCTAACGTAACTGGGTCTGCGGTGACTGCAACGGTAGCGTTGGCAAATAACGCAACATTTGCAAGCTCAACCTTGACAACGTATTTAGCTTATCAAGTGTCTGTGCCCGCAAATTCAACTTTAATTGTAACTGACAAATCAACTTCGTTTTATTTGATGGAATTTCAATCTATTGGAGTTACTTCAAGCACGGGTAACGCATTGACTTTTACCGCATCGTTTGAGACGATTACTTAAATGTCATACAGACGCAATGGCGGGATAATCGGCCCGCGCAACGTCCCTACAACTAGCGTAGCCTCTGGTTGCTGGACTATGATTGAGCAGCAAGAAGCTCAATCAGGCGCTATTTGGCCTGGGGTTGCCCCTGCAAACTCTGTGCTGCCAGTTATTTCAGGAACGCCAACAAACGGCCAAACTCTTTCGGTCACTACTGGCACTTGGGTGGGTGTACCACCTTCATTTACTTATGCGTACCAATGGAAACGCGGCGGTTCAACAAACATCGGAACTAACGCCAACACATACACTTTAGTTACGGCTGACGTTGGAAGTACAATTACTTGCGTTGTTACCGCTACCAACACTATTGGTTCAACTCCTGCAACTTCCACTGCTACGGCAGCAATCGCTGCAACCGTTCCGGGCGCACCTACGATTGGCACGGCAACGCCTGGAAATACCAGCGCATCGGTCGGATTTACAGCGCCATCTGATAATGGGGGAGCAGCAATCACAAGTTACACGGCAACGTCTACCCCCGATTCAATTACGGGTACAGGAGCGTCTTCTCCAGTTTCTGTTACTGGGCTAACAAACGGAACGGCTTACACGTTCAAGGTCAAAGCAACTAATAGCGCCGGTACGGGTCCAGAAAGTGCAGCAAGTAACTCTGTAACACCACCCGGAACCATACCCGTTAATTATCTAGTTGTTGCTGGCGGCGGTGCTGGCGCTGGTGGTGCATTAGCCGGTGGTGGTGGTGCTGGTGGTATGCTTACAGGGACTGCTTATTCAGTAGTTACCGGAACAGCATATACCGTTACAGTTGGCGGTGGTGGGCCGGGAGTTTCCAACGCAAACGGAACTAACGGAAGTGTTTCTAGTTGGAACACTAACGCTGTCGGTGGCGGTGCAAAAATTGAATCTACTGGTGGTGGCGGCGGCGGGTCAAATGTAGCTGGTACATCTAAAGGAAACGACGGTGGTAGTGGTGGGGGCAATGCACCAAGTGATTATACGCCTTCATCTGGAGTGTCCGGTCAAGGAAATGCTGGCGCAGCTTATGTGTATGGCCGCGTTTCTGGACAAGGAGGGGGTGGCAAAGGGTCAGCAGGATTTGCTCAAGGGCCAGCTTTAACAGGTGGAAATGGAGGAACTGGTGAAATTTGGCCTTCTGGGGGGGCGACGTATTAGGCTGGCGGCGGCGGTGGGGGTGGAACTAGTGGAGGTTTTGGAGGTGTAGGTGGGTTAGGAGGTGGCGGCAATGGAGGGACTGGACAATACCAAGCTGGACCATATTTGGGTCAACCCGGGCAAGCTAATACAGGTGGCGGCGGCGGTGGTCCCGGCTCAGGCCCGGGTGTGACTGGTTCTGCTGGTGGAAATGGCGGCAAAGGTGTTGTTACCATTCAAGTTCTATTGGCAGTTACAGCAACCGGAACAACAGGATCACCAACCGTCACTACTGACGCCACTTATCGGTATTACAAATTTACCGATACCGGAACAATTACTTTTTAAGGCGGCATAATGGCTTATTTTGCCAAACTAGAAAACAACATTGTTTCCCAAGTTTTATCTGTAAACAATCAAGAGTTGTTGGTTGACGGGGTTGAATCTGAACAAGCAGGTATTGACTTTTTAAAGAATATTTTTGGTCAAGATACTATTTGGGTTCAAACGTCTTACAACAGAACTTTTAGAAAGAACTATGCTGGCGTTGGGTTTTTGTACGACAAAAGCAGGGATGGGTTTATACCTCCAAAACCATTTAATTCATGGATTTTGCATGATGATTGTAATTGGCATCCTCCTGTGCCGATTCCCGCAGACGGAAAAATCTACAATTGGAATGAAGATACTCAAGCATGGTTTGAGACATTTAGTCATCAAGACGCCACTCCAGTAGAAAATTTATGAAAGATATGCGGTCAATAGAACTTGGGTATTTTGGAAATATCTGGGTTCGGCAAAATATCATGGACCATTTGGGTACAAGCCATCCCGGTCATCAACACAAATTTGACCACGTTACTTTGTTGACCAAAGGTAAGGTACAGATTGAAGTTGAAGGCAACCCTACGAAAGAGTTTTCTGCACCAACTTTTATTGTTATTCGAAAAGACCTAAACCACAAGATTACTGCTTTGACGGATGATGTTCTTTACTATTGTGTGTTTGCACTACGGAATCTGGACGGCGATGTGATTGAAGTTTTTGGCGAAGAGCACGACCCGCTATCAGCTTCTCCAAAATAAACTTGCACTCCCAACCGAATAATGTAAGATAACCGTACTGGCGCGGCTCACCAGGGAATCTCAGGATTCAAAATGACCGAAGAAGTAGCGATTGAAGCGGAAGTAGCGCCCGCGCCGGAACTGGAAGCCACGGCGGCTCCGGAACCAGTAGATACGCCGGAAGTTGCCAAGACTTTTTCCCAAGAGGAATTAGACGCAGCAATCCAAAAACGTCTCGCAAGAGAACAGCGAAAGTGGGAGCGTGAGCGTCAAGCACCGCCGCCCGTTGCCGTTGATGTCCCGCCTGTAGATCAGTTTGATTCGGTTGATGCGTATGCAGAAGCCAAAGCAATCAAGCTAATTGAGCAGCGTGAGCAACAGCGCCAACAGACGGAGATTCTTGAGGCATATCACGAACGTGAAGAAGAGGCTCGGACCAAGTACGATGACTTTGAACAAGTCGCGTACAACCCAACTCTCAAGATTACGACCGTGATGGCGCAAGCGATTCAAGCCTCTGATGCTGGCCCTGATGTAGCTTATTACCTCGGGTCCAATCCAAAAGAGACAGATCGTATTTCCCGTCTTAGCCCAATTTTGCAAGCCAAAGAGATTGGACGCATTGAGGCTAAAATAGCCAACGATGTCCCGGTCAAACGTACTACGTCCGCGCCCGCACCGATTAGTCCAGTAAACGCCAGAACTTCAGGCAATCCGAGTTATGACACGACCGATCCTCGGTCGACCAAGACCATGACTGCATCGGAATGGATTGAAGCAGAAAGGCTGCGCCAGACTAAGAAGTGGCAAGCTCAGAATCGCTAACTTCTTTTAGGAATTACCATGTCAAATAGCATTCTTACGATTGACATGATCACCAGGAAGGCCCTGGAGATATTGGAAAACAATCTGGTTCTTACCCGTAACGTCAACCGCCAGTACGACGATTCTTTCGCCGTTGAAGGCGCGAAGATCGGTTCGACCCTGCGTATTCGTCTGCCCGACCGCGCTCTGGTAACTGACGGTGCTGCTCTGCAAGTTCAGGACGACAACGAGCAGTTCACCACCCTGACGGTCAGCACCCAGAAGCACATCGGCGTGAACTTCACTTCTGCCGAACTGACCATGCAGTTGGATGACTTCGCAGAGCGCGTTCTCAAGCCGCGTATCTCGCAGTTGGCCTCTAGCATTGACGCTGACGTTGCTAACTCGTTCAAAGCGATTGGTAACACCGTTGGTACACCCGGAACGACTCCAGCTTCTTCGTTGGTTCTGTTGCAAGCTCAACAGAAACTGAACGAGAACGCCGCTGTCATGAACCCACGCTACGCAACGGTTAACCCCGCTGCCAACGCTGGTCTGGTCGAAGGTTTGAAAGGTCTGTTTAACCCAGTTGATACCATCAGCAAGCAGTTCAAGAACGGCATGATGGGCACGGGCGTGTTGGGCTACGACGAGATCAATATGTCTCAGTCGATCAAGCAGTTCACGACGGGTTCGCGTTCGGCTACTGGCGGCACGACTTCGGCAGCGGTTACGGCAGAAGGCGCAACCACCATCGCCATTACTGGTGCTGGTAACGCTGGCGTGGTTAAAGCTGGCGACGTGTTTACCGTTGCTGATTGCTTTGCTGTTAACCCACAGACCCGTGAGTCGACTGGTTCGCTGTTCCAGTTTGTGGCTGCTGCTGACGTTACGCTGAACGGATCTGGTGCTGGCAGTATTACTGTTGCTCCAATCTATTCTGCTTCTAACGCTCTGGCAACTGTTGACTCGCTTCCAGCCACCAGCAAAGCCGTGGTGTTTGTTGGTACTGCCTCAACTCAGTACCCACAGAACCTCGTCTACCACAAGGACGCAATCACGTTTGCTACGGCTGACTTGTTGCTGCCGCAGGGTGTTGATATGGCTGCTCGCGCAGTACATAACGGTATTTCGTTGCGTGTCGTGCGCCAGTAC